ACATGCCCGACCGCGGCGTTTTTGACCCGGCTTGGACCGCTTTAAAATGTGCCAAGTCATTTTCCGGGAATAACCGTCAATTCCCCGTTAATTCAAAGACGGGATCAGGAAGTCTGAGGCTTGGGTGAATACCGAAACGCTCCTGGGCAATATCGATATCGGTAAAGCTGAGGATGCGCTCGTTCCAGACCAAGCGACTCGATCCATCCGCCGACCAAGAGCGAACGACCAGAAAGAGGTGATCCATCTGGCAGTCGACCGTGATGAAACGTAGCGGGATGAGTCCCTTCTTTTCAGGAAGAGGAGCGGCGAGCACTGTTCCCGTGCGGGGATCGATGGCGCCTTCGTCCTCCCACGTTTCACCACGCTTGTAGCCGGATTTAACGATCTCCAGCTTGTAGTCCTCGACGTATTCCCGCCACGGAAGCCCAAGCCGCTTCTGGTAGAACTGCTGGAGCAGTGTCACGTCACCCTTTCGCGCAGAGGCCTTTGCCCGCAGGTAGAGTTCGGCAAGCTGTCCCCAGCTCATGGCGCACAGGGCGTTCCAGTGGAAGCCGACGTTCTCGGCCGACGCCTTGGGGTTCTTCTTGATGAACTCGCCAGAGGCGTTGAGCTCACGACGCGTTCGATCGCCGTCGGCAAAGTAGTGGTTACACGACTCGCAGCGCATCGAGGTGGTGCGCCGGACTTCATCGAAGTCCCACTCGCCGAACTCATCCTTGGCCGACTTGCTCCATTCGACGTTCTCCCACTTGAAAGCCTGCCGGTGGCGGCATTTCGAGCAGGCAAAAGTCCATTCGCGCTGGTCGGTAGTGAGGAACTTGCGGTGGGTGTCGTCGTCCTCCTCGCCGCCCTGGCTCATGAAGATGCACTTGCCGAGCCAGCCGAAGGCGGTGACGCGGGCCTCGGCTTCGGCCATGTGACCTTCCGGCCAGCGCCAGGTCTCATCGCCGATCAGCCAGCGGATCGAGCGTCGCTGAAGGTTCGTTTTGTTGTGTGCTCCGAGGATCCAGAGGATCATCCCGTTGTTGAAGTGGATCGCGTTGTTCTTCCTCTTGTGGCGGTGAACGCCGGTGGGCATTAGCCGCGCTACTGGCGGGCATTGATCGAAGAGCTTTTGAAGGCGTGCCTCCGAGTAGTCGCGGGCATCCTCGTCGGTCTGGTCGAGCCACAGCGCAGGGCCCGGGAGGTTCGAAATGATGTAGCAGAGCGTCAGTTGGGTGCCGTGGTTTTCGATGACTGCACCGAGGCGATGATCGAGACTAGGCGAATGCGCGGGTCCACGACAGCCTCCATGACCTCACGGATCCACGGCGAGTTTTCGGATCGGAAGCGTCCTGGATTTGGGGAGTAGGGGATGGCCTCGATGTGATCCTCACACCATTCCCAAGCCGGACGACGGTCGGGTGGTTGCCACGCTTCACGCCAGATATCGTGCAGCACCTTCATGACTCGTGGAGGCATCTCAGGACCTCATCAATTGCCTTGCGGCATTCACGCTGGATACCGGTGGCGTCGAGACCGGAAAGTACGGGTGGCAGTTCGTTTTCGAACTTGGCTCGCAGGATGGAGGTCGCCTGGGATACGAGGCCGATCCATTCCTCCCGCACCTTGTGAAGCGGAACGTAGTCGCCCTTCTTGATCGCGATTCGAAGCTCCCGCTCCTCAACCTCGGCAAGAAGCTTGCGGGCCTTGAGGGCGTCCTCATTTACGCCTGCTTTGTTTGCACCCTTCAGTCCGCGGAGTCGGACGAACTCACGCCACTCGGCCACCGACCATAGACCGTTCGATAGCGCGACCGGAGCACCCTTGAGCTTTTGCCAAGAAGTCAGCGTGCGGCGAGTGACGCCTAGCAGGTCAGCGAGCTCGACCTTGGTCTTGGCGTAGGTCGTCGTTTCCGTGCTTCCCGCCGCACGGGCTTCGATGCGGGCTCGCTCCGCGACCGTTAGAGGTTTGCCGGCCGCGACCTTCTTGACGACGTTTTGGAAGTCCGCATCGAGGATCTTTCCCGCGACGTCTGGCGACAGTTCCTTCGGCTCCATGCCGTCGGAGGGGTGTCAAGTGATTGCGATCGAACTTGGGTGACCAATCTGATTCTCACTTTCGGATCATTTGGTATTCACAATTGTGCCACTTTCGAATCTTCTTAGTCATGCCTCCAGAATCTTTCTCTTTTGCTCTGATCAACCCCCCATCGAGTCTTCTTGATGGTGGAAACACCGATTCGTCAGAGAAGATACTTCGAAGCGCACCAATGGCGGTGGTGTTTACTGGCACAGAGCTCCGAAATGAGATTTGCCGGTTGTATGGATACCTGCTGCTCCTTGGGCAGGATCTCGAACACTCACTACGGAATTGCCTTGAAAGTGCCGAGAGAGCTTTCAATACGAAATCAACGCCCATTCCTTATTACGGAGACCCTCAGGAAGCCTCATTCCTTGATCTCATCGCAATGTTTGGGAGCCTTCTGGATAAATCTCACCCAGGTAGTCGCCAACTTGTCAGTAGTCTTCACCGCGCTCGCAAGCTTCGAAACAGACTCGCTCATGGTTTTCTAGCGGACCTGGAACCGCAGGACATCAGCAGCGATGGGGCGATTGGGAAACTCCATGATAGGCTCAAAGCGGTCGAGTCGGTTTTCTTCCCTCAAATCATGGTGATCAGAACGATTGGGCGTGGCTACGACGCGGAATATGGTCTCACTGATGAATTGATTGACCAGCTGATTCGGAAGGGACGAGAAGAGCAAGAAAGGATCGATAGGGAGATCGAGAGTCTTCTCGAACCAGACTCAGAGGAGGAGGCCTAGTTCCTCTCATTGGATTTGTAGTTAGCTCCTGATCGCGACCCATCCGGCGAAGTTCAAGTGCCGCCAGAAGCAGTCGACCGAACGGAAGCCTTCCTCGTGGAGCAGATCTTCGTTCCAGCGAGCGGTGACGGGAACGAGCACGCCTTCCAGCGATAGTCGCTTGCGGTCGATCTCGGCTTCCGAGTAGCCATTCTGTTTCTTGATTCGCAGAAAGAGGTCGACGAAGGCATCGTCGAGTTCGGAGGTCGCACCGAGGATCTTTTCGACGAGGATGAAGGCTCCACCTGGAGCGAGGGAATTGAAGACGCGCCGGATGATCCGTTCGCGGTATTCGATGGGGGTGAACTGCAATGTGAGCACGGAGAGCACGACACTGGACCTTACCTGTGGAAACTCATGGCGCAGGTCGGCATGCTGGATGGTGACGTGTTCACCGTTTGGGTGAGTCGCAAACTTCACTCGTGCTGCCTCGATCATCGGTTCGCTGATCTCCAGGCCGAGGTAGTCATTCGCATCGCCGAAGGTGGTGACGAAGGGAGCAAGTGCTTCGCCTCGCGAGCAGCCCATGTCGATAATCGCCGTGCCCGGTTGAACGAAGCGGCTCGCCACCTCGAATGCGACCATCCGCATCGCGTTGTATTGGGGGATGCTCCGCTGGAGCATGTCGTCGAAGACATCAGTGACCTGCTGGTCGAACTGCCAGGGTCCGGAGGGCATGACGTGATCGCTTTCGCTCATGCCCGCGTGGCGGATGTCAACGCGGCAGTCTCTTTACGATCCGAGTGCCCTCGGTGAGGCAGGTTCCTTCCTTGGTCACCCACAGGCTGGGAATCTCAAACTTTCGATACATCTCTCGACTGCGCGGGTTGCTTTCGATGGCGAGGTAGTTTGCTTCACGGCCGTGGATCGGGAAGATGTCGCGCTCCAGAAGACGTTCCTTGATCGCCGGGGGATTCCACAAACCCTTGGGTGCGAAGCAGGCGTCATCGGGTCGCCAGCCGGTTTCCTCTTCGATACGGTCGAGCGTTCGCTGCGTCCAGGTCGCGGGGCGGGCGGTGATGAGGATCACGGTGTGCGGACGGACCAGCTCAACGAGCCACTGGCGGTAGCGTTCGTCGCGAAGCCTGAGTTCCATTCTCGGTGGTGTGGTGCCACGCGCCGGGTTGTTGGCCACCAGAGTATAGTTCAGGTCGAGAAGGATTACCAGAGGTCGGGATGTTGGGGTCGTCATGATAGGTCAGTTTGAAGACGTTGGGAGAAGGCGTCCATGGCGCATTGCACGAGATCCATCGTGGTCCCATCCGGGTAGGGGAGATTGAATTCAAACTCGATGGTAGCGCGCAGTTTTGTTTTGTCGATAGGTCGCGCCGAGGCGCATGCCGCATTGATGTTGTTGGAGAAGTCCGCGACCTTCACCGATCGAAAGAAGGGACTGAAGAGCGCCTTGAACTCGGGGACGGTGTGATACTTCTGAACCTTCGGTTTGTCCTGAAAGTCGCCGATGCGGATGCCCGGTTCGTAGTCGAGTCGGAAGGCGATGTTGCCCGCGTTGCTCTCGTTCATGAAGGCCTTGCCATTGACCTGACGCCAGCCGGATTCCCCGGCGGAGGAGGCGCAGGCGTAGACCTTGGTGTTAGGCCGGCAAAGCGCGGCGCAGAGGCAGGCGATGTGCTCGCGGTCCTCACGGAAGGGAACCGAGTTGAGCACGCTGGCGATGAAGATGCTCGACCAGTCCTTGCCCGCCGCCACCTGGGCGAGGAATTCACGGGTCAGTTCGATGCTTTCGGCTTTGTTGATGCCACCAGTGCCGAGGCGGTAGGGCTCGAATGGCGTGCAATCGATTCCTGATTGACGGAGCAGAAAGGTCTCAGTGAGGTGGCCGGCCCCGAAGTCGAGAATGGTGCTGCCATGTTCTTTGATCCACCGGGCGCGGTCGGCGGGTTTGCCAATATCGAAGGACTTGCAGGGCTTCGCTCCGTGGGTGGCGAAGATGAAGCCGTTGCCAAGTTCCCGCCGAACCCGCCGCGCCCGCCTGAACGAGTTGAAGCGAAGCATGTCGGCGTAGCGTGTGTGGATGTCGAAGTCCATCGACAGCAGGTTCATCATCGCCCGTGCAAATTCCGCTTCGTCACCGGTGACAAAGACGACCGGCGCGAACTTGTGGTTCTTCTCGGCGAGCATTTCGAGGCGGCCGATACCGTTGATGACGGTGAGGTCTTCGCGGCAGATGATTGGCATCAGGATGCCATGACGGTGGAGCGTCCGGGCGAGGTTGCGGGCATACTGGATCCAGCGACCGGCGTTCGCCTTGCAGAGTTCCTTCACCGGGACTTCCGCAGGCTTCACGCAGCGGAGGAAAGCATCGCCCTCTTTGTCGGGAATGCGGTCGGCGAGTGCCTGGAGGTCGATGGACTCCAACTCGGCGGTCACCTTGCCGGGGGTGTGGTGGAAGTCGAAGTCGTTGGTCGCCCGGTTGAAGACGATGTTGAGGGCCTTGCGCTGTTCGAGGTCGAGTTCCTTGGTGCGGAACACGGGAACATGCGTGGCACCCATGCGCGATGCGACCAGATGCCGTTGGTGACCGGAAAGGATCTCGCCATTCGCATCCGCGAAGATCGGGGCGATGAAGCCGAGCTTGCGGAGTGACAGCTCGATCAGATCGAGACGTTCAGCGACCGCGGAACGAGGGTTATAAGTGCTCGGCCGGATGGCGTCGATGGGCTCCAGCGTGATCATAGTTCGAGGCGGGTTTTGATTTCCTGAATGACCGAGTCCTTGTCGAAGCCGGCGTCCTGTTTCACCCGATCGCACCAAGCGATGAAGTCGTCCTGGCTGATGCGGAAGCGGTAGAGTCCGACCGCCACGGTGACCTCGCTCTTGTCGAGTTCCTTGTCGTGACGGTCGTCATCATCATCGTCCGAATCTTCATCGTCGGGATTCAGCAAGGCATTGAGATCGGCGGGCTCGAAACCGGCGAGGATCGTGTCGAAGTCCGTCGACTTCCAATCACTGGCGATCTTCTCAAGCTCGTTGAGGTCGACGGATGAAAGTTCGGCCAGGCGGTTGTCGGCGACCAGCACGGCCAGCTCGTCGTTCTCATCGGCGAAGTCCTGATAGTCGACCGGCACCACTTCGACGCCGAGCTGCTTGGCAGCCATCAGCCGACCGTGACCGGAAACGATGTGACCGCTGAGCTTCGAGACAGTAATCGTCTGCCTCCATCCGAAGTAACGGATGTTCTTGGCGAGCAGTTCGATCTGCCGCTGGGGGTGTGTGTTCGGGTTGCGCGGATTCGGTTTCAGATCACCGACCGGCACCAGCTTGTCGAAGCTGCACCAGACTTCGATGCCGTTGGCGAGGGTGCGTGCTTTGATCTCATCAGCCATCGCCTCGGTTCGTAGTGTCAACGGAGGTCGAGCCAGCTTTCGAGGTCGGCGAGTGCGGCCCGGACGCATCCACCACTGCCGACCGCGATCCGCATGGCGATGTCCTCGGGAACTGGCCAGCGTTGCTGAAGGAGTTCGGCAATCTCTTCGGTCGAGGGAGCGGCGAGCTTGATCGCTTGGAAGCGGGTCTGGAAACGCTCGGTGAGCAGATCGAGTTGAAGATTGCTGGTGCCGATCACCGCACGACCCGGAGGCAGTCGGTCGAGGTAGCCGAGGAGCAAGTCCTGAGCGTCGCGACTGCAGCGGTCGAGTTCGTTGATGATCCGAACCGAGTAAACTCCGAATAGCGACCCGGTCGAAAGTCCGGCCATCCACTGCTTCACGACGTCGACGGTGACCAGCTTGCCGTTGAATTCCTCGACGGCTAGAGTGCAACCGGAGATTTCGGCGGCGACCATGTCGGCGATGCTTGTCTTGCCGACGCCGGGTGGTCCGTAGAGCAGGAGCTTGAGCGGTGAGGTCGGTTCGTCATGGAGTCGGCGGGCTTTGGCGACGAGTCGCTGGGCAATGCTCGCGGCTGGGCCGCAAAGCTCGTCGGGGTGAGTGGGGTGCCACGCCAGGGGAGGCGTCTCAGGGGCTGGTGACGGTGTTTTCGGAAGGGCGATGATCTTTGCCATGGCATGAGCTTGGTGAGGGGTTGAGGGCACGGGCAACGGCTTCGGCACCTTTGCGGTAGAGCGTCACGGCGAGGAGTTCGCCATCGATCAGCACCGCCCAGTAGCGAGTTTCCCAGCCGTCCTTTCGGCAGTAGCGAGTGACTTCGATTTTCATCAGAAGTTGTAGTCGTGGAATTGATGGCGACCGGGGATCACTCGTTCGCGATTGGTCGTGCGGTAGCGCCCGTCCTTTCGCAATGAAGCCCGATGGATGGCTCCGTCGGGCTTCGGTCGATAGGTGTATCGCTGGCTTGAGTTGTTCACGCAGTGGCCGGCGAAGCCACCGGGAATGATCTCCGGTTTCCAGTTATCAAGTTCGGCGTGATCCTCCTGTAGGTGGATGGTCTTGCCGCTGGCACTGACCTTGATGACGGTGCAGGCGGTCCGGTCGCTGTAGTGGCAGACGGTAGCACCGTCGCCGACCTGTGGTGTCCAGTCGCTCATTGGGAGTCTCCCTTCCAGTTCTCGCGGCCGGCGCGTGTTTTGACGGTGTTCGGCGAAAGTCCGAACTTCCGGGCGGTCTCACGGAGGTTGCGGCATTCTTCCCAATAGGCGCGGGCCTGACTCCATAGCTCGTCGCCGTGGCCGGGATTGCCGACCTTGGAATCGTCTGCCGGAGGGGTGTCGGCGGGCGTTGCCTTTGGTTCAGGTGTCGGGGTGGCGGGATCGAAGCGTTCGACCTTCGGTTCCGGTTCGGGGGCCTTGATGGGCACGACATTCGCGGCACCTGACCCGTCGCCACCGGCGAGGATTTCCGCGACGATCTCGCGAATCAGTGGCACCGGGATTTCGGTTACGGTGTAGACCAATCCGTTCAGACTTGGGCGTCCGAGGGATTGCTTGAGGTGTTTGAGGGCGGCTCCCCGGGTGCGTCCTTGGAAGCGACCTTCGAAGAGGGTGGTGTCTTTGTCCTCGCAGACGAGGTAGTAGAGTTTGTCCATGATTTTGATTGGTTGATGTTTGATTCAGTGGTGAGTTTTCACGTTGCCCGCGTCGTCGATTTCGACCTGTGCGAGTCGCAGTCCGGTGCGGAGGCGTTTGCTGAGGAAGGCGACGTAACCGCCTCCGTATTCAGGTTCAGTCGGCACGATGCGAACGACGCGGAATCCGTTGCGTTCGAGTTTGGCAATGCCCTTGAGTAGGGCTTCTGGCAGGTTGTTGGTGTTCATGTTGTTGGTTTGGTTTACTCGGAGATTGGGCGGTTGATCTGGATGGTCCGGCCCTTCGATTGGCCGGCGGTGTAACTGCGGGAATCAAGTCGACTGCGCCTCGCTCGGCGGGTCGTGACCTTGCCGTAGCTGTCCTCAACGAAGCGGGTGATCGCGGCGTCACGGTCGACGACGGCCAGCGCGTAGGATTGCTGGGCGTCGGTGGCGTAGGACCGCTCAGCGCGTTCCCTTGCAGCGGTCAGTTCCGCGTGGAGACCGTCGCGCAGGCCCCGGTAGTAGGATGCCCGGTCAGGATTGGCGGTGGTCTTCTTGAACTCGTTCCAACAGCGGAAGAATGTCTGCCGCAGGTAGGACAGGGCGAAGATCGCGAAGTCGACGTCAGCGGGTGTTCCGATGATGTCGATGGGCGTCTTGCCGTGACCCCGCATCAGGATGATCCGCACGTTGAAGTGGCTTTGCAGGATGGAAAGGATCAGCATGTCCGCCGGGTTGAGCGACTTGGGCAGTTCGTAGAGCCCCTTGGTGATGTCGATTCCCGACTGGCTTTCGCCGGCCTCCTGTCGGAGCAGGGCGGAGTCGATATTGTAGCGGGTCATCAACTCCTGAGCTTTTGAGAGAGCGACCTTGGCTTCGTTTTCGGTAGCGCCTCGGGAGAGGTCAGCGAGGCGGAGGAGTTTGCGGATCTTATCGAGGATGTCGGATTGCGGTTTCATGGAACTGGTAGTTTCGGGCTGTTAGGGGATGTCCCTTGTCGTCTCTCATCTGCCAGTCTGATCGAGTGAGTCCATGGCTTTCGGAGGCTTTCTGTCCCATTGTTCGAAAGCCTCTGTTAGACATGGACAGCACCTCGCCGAGTGCTAGAGCGGAACGATGGCCTACCATCTCATGACCCCACGCTTTCCACTCGGAAGCATCGTCGCCACGCCCGCAGCCCTGAACCTGGGTGTGGACCTCAACCGCTACATGCACCGCCACCACTGCGGTGATTGGGGAGACCTCTGCGACGAAGACAAGCAGGCGAACGAAGAAGCACTCGAAGCGGGAGAACGTCTGCTGAGTTGCTACCAGATCGGTGGCGGGAAGCGCATCTACATCATCACCGAGCGGGATCGCTCAGCGACGACGGTGCTACTTCCGGAAGAGTATTGAGCCACGCGACCAGTCGCTCGACGATCCCGATCTCAAGCTGCTTCTCGGTGAGCCGCAGAACCGTCCAGCCTGCCATCGCGGCTTCGAGATACTTCTCGGCATCCTTAGCGTAGCCCGCGCCTCGGTTGTGCCGTCCCGTCTTCCGCATGAAGATGCCACCCTCGATCTCGATCAATGTGCGGGTCGGCATGTGAGCAAAATCGGAGCGCCACTTGCGGGAAGTGTGGAACTGAACTTCCCGCTCCAAGGGAGGACCTCCGGCAACGCGCCAGAGGAGCATAAATCTCTGTTCCAGAGGGGATTGTGCCATCTTGATGAAGTGGCTGAGTCGACCGTTTTGCCGCCCGTTATGTGGGAAGTCGCAAATGGCGCATTTCACGGAATTTGGACACCGGTGGGGACATCCCGGCGTAAGTCATTGAGGCTAAGAGATTCCTTTATGGATTCAAATTCTCCGAGGGGAGTTTGAACCTCGGCCAGAGCGGCGATGACGTCGGAGGTGACGTCAAGTTGGTAGAGGTCGAGGAGTTCGGCTTTGATCTTCGCGCCTTCGTTGATGAGGCGTGCAAGGCGCTGAACGGGTGAGCTCATGGGTTTGTTTGGAGTGGTTGCGGGGGCGGGATTCGAACCCGCAGAGGTGAGGATATGAGTCTCACTTGGAACCGCTCCTCCCCGCGATTGAAGATCAGGCGTGGTCGGAGTTGCTGCGGGTGTTGGCCTCGATGCGCTCGATGGCGGTGATGATCTGGGTGAAGCGTTCGTCACGTTGCCTGTTGGCCTTTTTGATCGAGTCAACCACGGAGGTGATTCCGTAGCCGATGCCGAAGATGGAGATGGTGAAGCCGATGCCGGTGAGTAGCGCGCAGATGAAATCAAACATGGTGATGTTGTGGTTGGTGGATCAGTGGTTCAGAGAGATTCGTAGATTTCCTGGACGAGCTTGAAGTCGCGCTTGAGAACCTCGCGTCTCTCCTCGTCCCATTCGTCAACCGGAGCTTTGCCGGTCTCACGCATCCACCATCGACGCAGGCGGTTGAGCAGGGCGAGGTAGGTGACGTAGCCACGGTCGGCGGGATCGCCCTGGACTTCCTCCTCGGTGGCGAGGCGTCCGAAGTTGATCGACTTGCGCAGACGTCGAACGCTCAGGTCGTGCTTGTTGGCCATGTCCAGCCAGTAGCGTTTTTCGTCTTCCGTCTTCAGCTTCGCGACCACCTTGTGCTGGCTGAAATCGAGATTGTCGTTACGTAACGACATTTCAACTTTCCGGGCGACGTACGAGAAATCGCGCAGCGTCTGATAGCTCAGACCGGTCTGGTCGAGGGCCTGTTCGTATTTCTCGCCGTAGCGTCCGTCGCCATAATTGATCCAGTCGCCGATGATGAAGCCGATGGACTTTCCGATTTCGGCAAGCTTCTGCCCGAGTGCCTCCCATTCGTTGAATTCGAGGTCCTGGTGAAACTCGATGCCGGTCGGTGAGATCGAGAACTTCGGGTCGTGGATGGCAAGTGGGTTCATCGTGAGGTGAATTTATTTCGTTGGTGGTTCTTCAGTTGTGAGCGGCGATAGATCTTGCGTGCCATTTCGCTGCGCATCGCTCTCGATGGCGGCAGGTTCAGCCTTTCGGTGATGTCAACGCAGCGCTTGCTGACGGCCGCCCGGCTGATGCCATGGCGCTTGGCTATTTCGGTCATGCTCTCGCCGTTGTAGGCGCTGAGTCCGAGGGCAAGTGCGAGGCACTCCATCGTCAGTCGCATGTTCCCTTCGGAGACGAGATCGGCGACCAGGTGACGGAGCACCTCGGTGGCCTCCCTGAGCGGGGCGGGTGCTTCGTCCTCCTCGTGATCGATGATCGCAGCCATGTCGGGCGTGTGGCTCGCCCGCGGGGACTCGGCGATGTCACGGTCCGGTGCGCCATTGCCATGTCGCTGGATGCACGGTTTGTCGACGCCCGCAGCTTCGAGGCTTTTGCGCTCGTCCGCAGGCAATGACTCGATCCACGACCGATACTCGCGCTCGTAGTCGGCATCCTTCGCCGACTGTCGCTGGGCGTAGTCGTCGCTGCTCATGCCTGACCTCCTTTCGTGCCACACCAGAGTTTGGTGGCCGGGTTGAAGCGGATGACCTTGCCGTATTTTGCCGAGCGAAAAATACGCTCTGCCTCGGCCTGATCGCAGTCACAGGTTCTGGCGATGTAGCCGAGCACTTCACTGCGGTCGGGATCAAATGGTGCCGGTCGTCCAGGCCAGTGATCGAGCATCGGCATGAAGGCCAACTCAGGCCACAGGTGCACGTAGCGTGACCCTGGGATTCTCGTCCTTCGTGGGCTCACTTTGAACCTCCTTTCCGGCGACTCAAAATGGTAGGCGCTGAGGCTGTTATCCAAACAAGCCATTCAGCGCGCGCGACAATCCGTAAGGTTGTTCGCGCTGATTTATTTAATAAATCTGTCAGGATGACAGGACATTGTCTAGTAAGGTGCCTTACAGGACAATTTCCGTAAGGTTGTTGGAGGGTGGGTTCAAATGGGTTCAAACCAATTTGAAACCGGGGTTCAAACCCACCTCGGATAGTGGGTTCAAACTCCATGGTTTCGCCCCCTCCACAGGCCGGTTGCCCGGTCGAAAATGATCGGGCTGTTCTTCTTCATATTGGCCAGGCAGTAGAAGATCCGACGTGCCTCCTTGAGCGAACAATCACCCCCGGTCTCCGAGATCTTGGTCGCAATGAAGTCGACGACCGGTGAGTCCTCCGGCGATGACCCATTGCGCAGCGGAGGCATGTTCTCGACGAACTTGCCGTACCTCTCTGCGGCACTCCCCATCCGGTAGCTGGCCGTCGCCTTGTCCTTCTTTGCAGGGCTCTTGGCGTCCTTGAGCGCCTCCGGGTCCGCATCACGGTCAGCGATGAAGATGGCATCCGCCCAACGCACGACGAAGGGCTTCACGGGCGGCAGGGCACGCAAGGTGAGGTCGATGACATGAGCGTCCTCATCCTTGTGCGGCGTCATCGTCAGGATCACATCCGGGTCGCGGGCGAAGACGCCAGAGCCACCAATCCGGTCGAGCGGGTCTTTTGACGATTGGTTGCCTTTCGAGAAGTGGGCACCGAAGACAACTGCCGCACCTGACTTCGCGGCGAGTTGTTCGACCTCGTTGAGCAGGCTGGCGATGTCACCGGCGTCGTTCTCGTTGCGATTGCCGAGACCTTTGTAGATCGGGTCGATCAGGATGAGGGCGTAGCCGGTGTCGCGGATGCGCCCGAGGATCTTCGGAATGAGTGCCGAGAAATCCGTCGCATGGCCACGCAGGTTCCACAGGTCGAATCCGGTGAAGTCATTGAGTCCTTTGGCCGTGGCAATGGCATTGAGGCGATGCTGGAGCGCAAAGGCAGGAAGCTCGAAGTTCAGATAGAGCGCCCGCCCGCGCTTGGTCGTAAAGCCCCACCAGGTGGCGCCGGTCGAGACCGAGAGCATCAGGTCAATGAGCGACCAGCTCTTGCGTGCCTTTGACGGACCACCGAGCACCATCTTGGCTCCCTGGTGCAGGACACCATCGACGAGCTGTGGAGGTTCGGCCTCCACCGCGGCCATGAACTCATGACCGGGAAGAATGCGCGGAAGGTCACCGCCGCTGTGAGCCGCCTCCCAAGCCGCCCACGACTCGGCACCGAGGCCGGTCGCCAGCAACGATTGACGTCGGACGTCACCGTCGACCGTGCGCCACCCGTCCGGACATCGCGACAGGCGCGACGGATTCCGATTCTGCCGGTCGAGGTTGATCCCGGTGAACCATTCCCAGATCACATCGACGCGGCGGGCATACTCGGTGGCGTCCGGGGCATCGACGCGGATCCAGGCGTGCAGGCTCTTGTTGCCTGAGTCGATCAAGGCCGCGACCGGCAACCCGCTGGCAACGACCGCCCGGAATTGCTCTTCCTTTGGGATCGCCTTACCGGTCTCATCGCGATCGAACTCGACGAGCACATGGCGGAACGCCGTCACATCGTCATTGCGAGCGCCGTGCTGGCGCATCGGATTGATCCTGACGAACAGCCCGAGCTTCGTGCCGAAACAATGGTCGATGCCATTCTTCGCCACCACCTTCGCCTTCCACTCCGCCACCGTTAGAGTGACCCCACGACGGGGTGCGATCTCACCATCTTCAGATTCGGCAGCAGGGGAGATGGCGACGTATTCGCCGTCGTTGAAGCAGGCGTCGAGTAGTCTAACAAAGCCGTCGTCGAGCGCCGTCGGCACTCCATGGCCTTTCTTCGGCAATGCCGCCGGCATCTTCGGTGACACCCGCGGGTCGGCCGGGTCACGGGCAGTCCGGGTGAAGGCCGAACGGATCGTCTGCCGGGCTTCCGCCTCGGTCAGTCCGTCGGCAAGCGCCCGCGCCATGAGCTGCGACTCGGTATCCTCGAACGAATGGCCCGCGTCGCGGAACTGGCAGGTCGCGTCGAAGAGCTCGGCATTGCGCATCCCTTCGTCGGCCCCGTGCTGGAGGTATTCCAGAGTACGGCGGGGAAGGGTGAGTCCTGGTGATCGGTATCGTGCCATGGTCGGATCAGGAGGCGTGTGAGAATCGGGCATCGAGGAAGGCACCGGCTTCCTTGAAGGTGGCGGTCTCCGGGTGCGGGTGGCCGTAGCGGCGCAGCACGCGGACTTGCTTTGGTGTCGCGAGACCGAGCTGACGGCGCATGATCAGGCGGTCGAGCAACAGCGACGCATGTCCCTTGGTCAGGATCGCTTTGCCATCGATGCCGAATCGACTGAGAACATCGATCTGCTTCGCCGTTGGCGCATCACCCTGCCACTGCATGACGGGTGTGAACTCGGCGAGCTGGGCGTCATTGAGCGTGACGGCAAGTTCCAGTGGATCGAGCACGCCACCTTTGCGCTGACGGTTCTCGTGAAGACGCTCGGTGAGCCTCTTGGTGCGGTCGGCATTGACGGCTTCGCGTGCCTCTTCGAGGTCGCCATCGCCGCCGAGAATGTCGGTGATCGCTTGGGCGTCCTCTTCATCCTCGGCGATCAGGTGGGCCGGTTTGACCAGACTGTGTTCGCCAGACTGCCAGAGGAAATCGAGCACAAGCAGGTGGTCCTTGCCCGGCCAGATGCGCGTGCCCCGCCCGATGATCTGGGAATAGAGCGCCCGCACCTTGGTCGGACGCAGGCAAACGACACAATCGATGCTGGGTTCGTCATACCCCTCTGTTAGAAGCATCGCGTTTGTCAGGATGCGCGTCTCGTCCTTGCGAAAGCGTTCGAGCGTCGCCGCCCGCTCGCTCGACTGACCGTCGACATGTTCCGCCAAGAGCCCGCGCTCGCGGCATAGCTCGGCGAATCGTTTCGACACCGAGATCAGCGGAAGAAATACTAGGGTCTTTCGCTCGCGATGTTCGAGGAGCACGTCGGCAATCCGCTCAAGATATGGTTCAAGAGCATGGCCGAGGTCGTCGGCGCTGTAGTCACCATGGCTCGTCCGCACGCCTCGCAAGTCGACTTCGAGCGGCACGGTCTTCACCCGGATCGGCGACAGCCATTGCTGTTGGATCAGGTCGAGGAGGGTGACCTCGCAGGCGATGTTCTGATAGTAGCGGCCGAGGTTCTTCTTGTCGCCACGGTCGGGCGTGGCGGTGACGCCGAGCACCTGGGCGTGATCGTGGAAATGCCCGAGGGTGCCGAGGTAGCTGTCGGCGAGCGTGTGGTGCGCTTCATCGACGACCACCAGGCCGAAGTGATCGCGTGGCCATCTTTCACGACGTTTCTCGCGCATCAGCGTTTGCACCGAGGCGACAACCACCGGGGCGTCGAGTGAGGCGCGTTCGTCGCCCATCTCGATCTCCGCTCGAATGCCGGTGGACGAATGGAGCTTGTCGACCGCCTGAGTGATCAGCTCGCCACGATGGGCGAGGATCAGCGTCCGCTTCGGCTGCCGGTTCGCCGCGAGCTTGCTGAAGAGCACGGTTTTGCCGGCTCCGGTCGGGAGCACTCCGAGCTGCCGGTTGAAATCACCGAAGCCCTTGTCGATCTCGTCGAGTGCCTGTTGTTGGTACGCCCGCAGGCGCATCGGCTCAGAAGGGATCATCCTTACCTCCTTTCTCCTCACCGACCTCACTCAGCCATGCGGAAACCTTGTTGCGCTTGCGGCCGTTGTATTCCTCGATGCTGAGGCGTGCGGGACCACTGCGACCAATCAAGTCGTCGGCAGTGAGCTCAACATCTTCGTCCGGCGTGACCGTCTCGCCGGTCGCCGCGCGGAATGCGTCGATCTTCCAGAACGCACTCGGGATGAAGACGAGGAAGTCGTAGAGGAAGCTGCCTTGAGATGTCTTGAGCTTCAGCTCGATCATCTCGTGGCCGTTCTTCGAAGTGGTTTCGACGGCGTCGACGACTTCAACTTCGTAGTCGCCGGGCTCGACGTGATCGGGGCGCTCGGTCGGGGTGGATGCTTTGTAACTTGGCATGATGGTATCAGTGTTTGGTGTTGGTTTGTTTGAGATAGGTGGAGGGTGCGGCGTGCTTCACCGCCTCCTCAGGGAAGGGCTTGTTGGTCCCCATGCGCTTCTCCCAGATGCGCCGGAACTTGTTGGCGGAGAGGTTTCCGTAGGCCGTCAGCACCGGGCCGAATCCGAGTTGCTGGATGTGATGGCCGACCGTTTCGCAGTCGACGAAGGTCGATCCTTTGCGGGTGACCATGCGCCACCCGGGGACTTCGCCACCGGTCTTGAGTCGCTCGATGGCGAGCTTCTTCGCACGTTCGCGGAAGTCATCGACGACGGCACACGCGGCGAGAAAGCGACCGAGCTTTTCCGGGTCGGCGACCACGGCATCGAAATCGAATCCGGGGTCGGCAGCAGGCAGTGTTTCCGCCACCAGTTTCCGCCGCGCCTCGCAGATGTCCGCCTTCGCGCACCACCCGCAGTATTCGCAGGGCTCCGGTTTCTTCCCGGGATCGTTGAAGCGCTTGACGACCTCGTCGACGACCGCGTGCGCTTCATCATAAGTGAAGCGGATCGTCTCGATTTCGCGCAGGTCGCAGAACAGGAGGTGGCAGGTCCAGGACGAGGCGAATTGCGCACTCATCAGCCCGAGGGCGTAGGCGGCCATCTGTTCGCGGTAGTTCCGCCGCACCCCGGTCTTCAGATCGAAGTGCATCAAGCGACTCGGCACGATGGCGTCCGCGGTCCCGGTGAGTTCGAGCATCCGCAAGCGACAGTCATCTTCTCGGGCGAGCACCCGCTCGCGGCCGGCCATGGCGCGGACCATCGATACCGCCCACGAAACGGCGGCGTTCTCATCGCTGGTCAGCTTGTCGGCGAGTTGCCGCCGGTCGTCGGTGGCAAGAAGCTCGGCACGAAAGGCAGAATCCAGAAGTGTGCCGCGTTCCGCTGCCGGTCCCGCGACGGGATTGCTTTCGTAGCACGGACAGACGGCGAGCTTCGGCAGGTTGGAGGGACGAAGCGCACTCACTGGGTCGCCTCCTTCCCCTTGAGCCATTCCTGCACGGTGGTGAGGAAACGCTTCGGCTCTGCCAGCATCCGGGCGGCGTAGGCCGGATCGAGCTTCGAGAGATCATCGGGCTCGCCTTCGGTAGTCAGGTGTAGCTGGCCGCGTTCGATCAGGAACCCGACGACATCCGGCATGTGTGAACCGAAGGCCTTCTCAATCTGCTCGGCAGTATTGGGTTCATTTCTCAGCGCTGGAGTTGCGGCGACGGAGCCCCCCGACTCCGCCGCCGCGCCGAACACCGGGGCCAGGGCCTCGATGGTGAACGGAAGTTTGTCTGGCAGTCCGTGACGATTCTTTGCGTCGAAGGCTGCCGTATGATTGGCGAAGAGCATCCGCTCCTTGCCGCCGACACCACGCATCCTGCCGTTGTCTTTCTCGGCGACGCGGGTGACGAAGTTCGCGAAGAGCACGACATCGGCCCATTCCTTGAGTAGAGGAGCGACCTGCTTGCTGAGCTTCAGCTCGAAGCGATCGTAGCTGCCCGCCTGATCGGGTGCCTCGAACTTCCGCACCTGCGAGTGGGCGAGGAAGACGATATGGATTCCCCGAGCCAGCAAGCGGTCGAGTGAAGAGAGGAACTTGGCGAACTCCTCGGCCAGCACGACGTAGCCCTTGCCGTAGCCGAAGTCCTCGATGCTGTCCTTGTTGTGCTTCCGGCACAAATGCTCGACCAAGCGCTTCTCCAGCCAGTCGGCGGTGTCGATCACCAGCGACCGGAATCCATGGCCGCCCTTGGCCAATTCGGCAACGGCTGCGTTGATCTGTTCCCACGACGATGCCGAATCGATCCGGACGACGTCGAGGTGGTGGGTGCCGCCTTCCGTATCGAGGAAGACGGGGTCGGGTGTCTGACTGGCGAGCGTCGACTTGCCGACGCCTTCCGGCCCGTAGGCCACGACCTTCTGAGGTCGGGCAATCCTGCCCCGGCTGATCGCCAGGGTTCCATTCGGGGTGCTTGTGGTTTTCATCTCTGTATCCCGGCGGGTGTCAAATGACCGCCTTCAAAAACCACCGGGGGACATGTCCCAAAGTGCCGACCCATCCCGCCGCGAAACCGCCCGGATGCCCGATGATCCAAGGGAAAAAAGTTTGAGAAAATTCCGGCCCCGAATTGGGACATGTCCCAAAGCTCGGCAGATATTCAGCAATTTAAAATAGTCTAGAAAACTTAACTAAATACTGATTATCAACAAGTTACCGAACTTTTGACTTTACGGATGCGAGCTGGATCCACATTTTGCACCAATAATTTAAAAACTACCCCACCAGTTGGGGTTAGTGCTGTTTCCACCCACCCCCCAGACACCCCAATGCCGACCATCCAACGTCCCCGCTTGTTGAAGACGGACGTGCTTCGAGAAATGAAGCCGTCCAGTATTGCCAACCTCCTGAGCCCTCACGCCGACTACTTCACCAGTCGCGGCATCGACCTGACAGGGGTCGGTGAGGAAGGCTTCGATTTCTCCCGACTCGCCTTGGTGCTCGCCAGTGCGAACCAGCTGACGCCGCCTGTGCTGGTCGAGCACCTCGACATGCTCGACCTGATCTCCAGCGACCAGTGCTTCCTCAATTTCGAGAATCAGTACCATGAGGTGCTCAACCGGATCAAAGAGGCCGACGACACCCCGGCGGACGTCGCGGTGAAGATCCTGCTTGAGGCACCGGATCTGGCTTACCGTGAATACGACCGTCAGGCCGTTCGAGCTGAGCGCTCGATGGTTTCGTTCCGAGTGAGGGAGGGGGCGAGGTTCATGGGCGTGAATGAGCGCCGGATCGATCTCTTCAAGGAGACGGTCGGTCCATGGTTCGAGGAGAACTCGCGTTCCGCCACCTGCCGCTTCAGCCATCTGGAGGAGGGCGATGGTCACGCCTTCGTCATCAATCACGGCGACCTGCTCAAGCGCCTCGGCGTGCTCGATGCGGAGGGCAATCAGGAGTCGCAGGTCTTTCGTCCTGAGAAGATCGACATCGCCCACTTCCACCCGCTGACCGGCGAGTGGCAGGTGTCCGGGCTCGGCACGAAGTTGCAAGACCTCTACCGGCGTGCCTTCGGTCTCGCCTTCTATGGTTCCGAGACCGCGCTCATGCCGTCCAAGCGATACTCGCTCGAACCGCTGCGTGACGGTCCAGAGTCCATGCGCTGCGACATCTCGTCGACCGTCCAGCATGCCGAACTCAAGAAGCTGGTCTTCACCACACCCGATGGTCAGGACATCATCATCTCCAAAGGGATGATCTTCGACGGTCTCAACCACATGAACCCGCGCTTCCTGCACCATGTCCACCTGAAGGAGGCGACGATCTCCCTGAAGCTGGCCAACCGAAACCGCCGCGTATCGGTCCGCATCTGCCCGGACCGCGACACGATCATCGGCAACGCAGCCGATCCGGCCATCGATGCCTGGCTCCGTGAACGTCAATTCGCCAACGATGATGGAAGGCTTCTGGCAAGCGCTTGAACGTTTCGGCGTGAAGGGCGCGGCAGCCTGCGAGTGGCAGCGTGTTCTGGGTGACGACTGGGAGGCTTGGCGCCCCTTCCTCCGGGAAACGGGAACATGTGCCACCTGGATGAGTGACCCGTCCGCCCCGCACCGCCACCTTTCCATCGAACCCGATGGCGAGTCTGGGTTCATCGCACTCGATGACGATGGCGTGCATTCGCCGATCATGCTGGATCGCTCGGAAGTCGTCGCGCTCGCCATTGATTGGAAGAGCCTCGCGGTTTGGTTGGGCGGGCGACTCGACTTCGCCGCCGACACCTGGGAAACGAAGGGATGTTGTCGCAGGGTCGGTACCGGTCGGCATAGCAAGGGGCCGGCACGCCCAGTGCTCCTCTGTCTGCCTCCGTCCCAGCTTGGCGCGAATGCCGGTGTGCTTGCGGAGCTTCTCAGACGCGAGAACTCAGTCGTCCTCCTGCCGACCAACGGCATGCTCTCGCCTGATCTAACAAAGTTGGGATCAAGCCATGACCTCGAATTCATCGTGCTCGCCGAACAGTCCTTCGAACTGGATGCTCCACCAGTCGTCCTCGGCGGAGGCGGCAAGAAGCTCGCCGCCAAGCGTGAGGTAGAACCATTGTTCCGACCGCAGTCGGGTTGGAAGTGGGAGATGCTCGGGATCTACGTCGCAAGCTCGGGGCGTCTGATCTTCACTTGTGGCGGCCAGCGAAAGGAGCACCAATTGGCGAAATCGAATGGGAGGAACCATTCGGAGCTCTACGAAATCTTTGCCGGTCTGGCCGGGCAGGCGGCAAAAGGCGAGCTTCCAATGTGGCAGAATCCCCGCTCGGGCGAGTATCGCGCTGAGCGTCACCGCAAACGCTTTCAGCGAGTCGTTGAGCTTCTGGAAGATCTCATTCAGGTCCCAGGGAAGCCATTTCATCGGCGGAAGGACCGGATCTACGTCCCCAAATTCACCATCGGCTATGATCGCGACCTCGACGAGCGGCGAATCGAAATCGCCTCATCCGGTTAGAATACCCTCGCGGCTTGCCGTTGGGGGCACGGATCGCTAGTCTCAGCCATCACAGCCAGCGAATCGATTTTGCCTCCCCAAACCTCATGCCCACACTCAACTGGATCGGCAAAGAAGCCGTCATCAAACATCACCACGAAGTCCCGTTCCAGCTCCTCAAGGACGTGCCGGAACTTTCATGTGGCGATCCGGGTTCGGGTAATTTGATTCTGCAGGGAGACAACCTTGTCGGCCTCAAGGCGCTGCTTCCCTACTACGCGGGGAAGGTGAAGTGCGTGTGCATCGACCCGCCCTACAACACAGGCAATGAGGGGTGGGCCTACAACGACAACGTCAACAGTCCTGAGATTCGAGAGTGGATCGGGAAGGTGGTCGGCAAGGAGGGCGAGACGCTG